CTCCGTAGTAAACTCTTAAAAGTCACGATTATCCGTTCTTGAGGAAAAATTTACACCAAGGCAAGGCCCTGATCTACGTAAACCTACGTCGTGATAACGTCGACTAGCGATAAGCTAGCCTCCGGACTTAAAAGGGCCTAATGCGGCATGTGACAAAAATGTCTCGACAAAACCCACCGATAAAATGGGAAAACAAGCACACCGTGCATGCTTGGTTTATTTAGATTTTAAGGTGTCCAAACACCCTAGCTCTATCGTGGCTAGTCACAAAGTAAAATCTATGTTTACACTGCCGTAGGGGAAGTGTAACTATAGATAGTCGGCACATTCGCGAAGAAGATTGGGTTATAATCTGTCCCAGCGGCTGTGTAAAGGTCTATGGCGGTTCCATAGAACGTATTAGCATTCCCTTCCAATTCCATTCGGGGTTTTGCTGTAAAACTAATCTGTATCCAATCAACATCAGAGTCATCCAATGATGTGCCTATATTTGCAGTAGAAGATGAACAATCTCTAAACTTGAGATTGGACATAAAAGGTGCAGATATAGCTAATCCAGCATTAGTTTTAGTATTAGTCATAGCCAATCCTGGCTGAGTTCTCCAGTACATGATCCTATTTCGGGCACATGCACTAGTAGTTGGTTCTGTGATATAATTCACCCATGTCGAAGTCATAGCGGTTCTCCCATCAGATCGAACAACAGCTAGATCATTCGTATGGACAGGACTAGAAAAATTAACGCGATAATCAACAGAACCTCTACAACCCAGGAAACACTGACTAATATAAGTCAAAGGTGTTTGTTCCACAAAATTAAAATACCCCGTACCACCTGCCACTGGTTTTGTGGCTGTATGAAAGCCATCTGATATAAAACCAGACAGAACAGGTAAGCGAGGTATGCGAAAGTAATGAAAGTGCGAATCAGCAGCAGTAGAGGTTAATATAGCTGTATTTGGTCTTAAGGTCGTATAATACGTAGTACGTCGCATAAGCTGACGCAAAGATTTTATAGTTTCTCCAAAATACAACAAATTAATATGCTCAGGAGCTACTGTCGGAACAACACCCATCTCAGTTTCATCCGATTGAATATCGTAATCTTCAATTTGAGATTGAACTGGATATGCGTGTTCATTATTGGGTATACGCTTAGGGTTTGCAAATTCTAATGAGTCTCCTCCAGATACAAATACTAACACTTGCACATCTGCTGTATTTACTGGTGCGCCCAATGGAGTAAGAACTCTAACAGTTAAAACTCCATTAGTATATCCTCCTATGTTAGTAGCTGATCCATCTTGATACAAAAGCTCACTAGCAAATTCTTGAGTCTTAAGGTAAGCAAAGGCTTGCATATAAGGAACATTAATCGTGATGTCAGAACATTTAGCTAGATCAACGATTTTTGTATAGACCTCAGTTGTAGAGTCCGCAGTCGAACCAATGGCTCCAACAGGATCCCATGAAATACGAACACGGCCTCGATGGTATTGAGATGCGATAAATTTAAACCTAAAGGTAATATCACCTCGCCAATTGGCGAACATACGAGATACCATACACATTGGAGTCATGGCTAACATAACACTACTCCCGACTGTTTCAGTTCTCAACAACTCTGGTGTAACCTTAACAGAGAATATAGCCGTATCAACTACATCTGAGATATCCCAAGGAAAATAGTATAAATACGATTCTCTGGATGTAAAGTTTGAGATCATAAGCTCATCGCCCAGATCTACACCAATCGATGCTGGATCAATAGTTAGTTCATTTTTCGGGTCTAATGTTAACTTTTCCAATTGTATCCCAACCTGCGTGCTCGCCAGCGCTGGGAATGGTGCCGGTATCATCGCATGTACATCTTCAATAACCGGAACATTAGTAAAGCCAAAAAGTTTAGCCATACCAGATACTCCGGATGATAGCATTTGGGTTGCTGTAGCAAAGGGCCCAATTATAGGTATTTTGGTTAAATAACCACTAAATCTGGCCACAGCAGAAGCTGGTTTTGAAACAACACCATCTCCTTCTCCGTATTCATCAATAAAACCTTGGAGAGCTAAAGCTACTGTTGGTCCTGATAACTCAACGCTATCTGGGTAAGCATAAATCTGAACTGACACATCTACCCCTGTGCCAGCATTCGCAAATTGCAGCGGAGTCAATGGGGCTAATCTCAAAGTACCCATAGCCTCTAAATTTGCTGCAGCGGTAATGTTTAACCATTCTGTATTGATCAAAAATGGTAATCTCAAGGAACAACCTTGAGAAGTCTGAGGATAAACAAAACCTCTAGGATTTTGCGAATGACCTACGTTGGCAATCTCATCTGCAAGAGCAGTACTGATCGGAGCAGCATTCAAAAATTTCTTCAAAGGCTTATAAGATAACAGCATTGCTCCATAATGAAATGGAGAAGCATTGATAACTACTTTTAAATTCAAATTACATCGCATATAAGCATAATTATCAACCTTCTTCTTGATAGACGTATGATTGAAATACAAGTGCCATGGATCAATCTCCACGACCGTATCTGCTCCCAATTCCCAATCATACGTGTAAATCAATACTGGTCTTTTCAGAAATTTAGAAAGTTCAACGTTTGCGCCCATCTGAGCTCCTTCTCTTTCAAGATTAGAAGGAACTTGTACTGTTTCCCCAGGGTTCTGATCATCAAATGAAACCTGAACCTGTTGAGTGGCATCGCTGCCACTCTCTTTAGACATTTGTAGGGAGACATCTGCCTGCAGTGGAAGTTCTAGCACCTCCACACAGCTATTTTTATATTCTGTAATATTCTTGGTAAGTGGTTTTACGATCCGGGTGTACACTTATTTCGCCGGAAAGGGCTCCATTTTGGCCATCTGCAAACCTTCCTGAATAGGATCTTTGGGGAACGCCCTAGCGGATGATAACTTTTAGAATCCATGCTGATTAACACACGAGGAGAGACGTGCCGTTAACCCAGTAACTATTCTAATAGCAGCCTTTTGGCTTATATGTCGGACATGTGCTAACGCCCGGATGCTGGCTTAACGCCGCCAGCATGAAAATTTATGCAAAGCATAAATCACAATCCAGCCTTGTAACATATTTGGAACAACAAATACGTAAAACAAAACTGAAAGAAAACCATACAAAGGAAAACTACACCAAAATACACTCCAAAATAAAAGAATAGATAAAAATGCAAATGTATAGCAAAAGAATAGACAAAGATTTCGGTGTTGTTGCACCAACATACTATCAAATTTAACAGCTTCCATGTAACCATGCACTGAACCCGATGTCAAAACTAAAGATTCAGAAGGTATTGCATATCTCTCATGGTAATAGAAATAATTAATCTCATGATTAACTGATCTATAAATAAAGAAACACGCAATAGCTTGTAAAACATACATCAAGCTAAGCGCCAGTCTAATGGACTCACTCGTCCACAAGAATTGTAAACCGTATTTCTTAGTGCAAGACTGCAACCCACAAGAAAATGTTTCTAAACCCAGCTCAGCTTCGAGTGGGAAACCCGCTCGCACTGAACATCGTTCAAACCTCTCAGTCATGTCCTCCCACGAAGGGAAAGTGTCGGAATCTATAAGATAATCCCAACCGACATCTTCTAAAATAGTTTTGAACATAAACATTTTCTCATAGTAAACTTTCTTGCCATAAAAGAAATATTCCCCCATAGCTGATTTGATAATATCCATCATCTGGTTCTCCTCCGAAATTTTCGAACGAGTCCAAGTCATCAACATTTTCTCAATAGAGTCATGATCCAAGGGTGCCATATAAGCAAACAACTCCTCCTCCCATCTCCAAGATCTCTTTAAAAAGGTGACCTCAGTAAGGGAAATAAAGGGAACGCTACTAGCTTCTTTATCGGCCATCGTATAAACTATTCCTATATCTGCCAAAGAGTTACTAATAGCAGTATGATTAAACCAATCTACATTAGAGGTCATTATGTTATCATCACCATACGTCATCAAGCGCACATCTTTTTGAAAGTCTCGCACATTCTTCTTGGGATGCAAAACATAATAAGCATATCTAATATACAAACTGTTCACTAGACTATTAATAATAACAGTCAAAGGATGCCCAGATGGATTAGAACCGAAAAACTGCACTAAATCACCATTAAAATCCACGGTTGGATAACACGTGTCATACGCAATCCCATACATTATCTTTCTATCTTCATCTGTATATCGATCATGATAATGTGTGAGACGGATCAAAATCTTGAAAGCTTCCATCATAAATGCTGGAGGCATTCGTTTATCAAAAGATTTATAATCACCGGCTATGAACTTATTCAGTAAAGGGGACGATTGCAACTGAAACTTATCGTCTTCTCGCAAAAGGTACTTCATTAAATTAGTCCATTCAATGGATTGCGCCACTGTTCCAACTCCTGTTTCAAAATCATACTTGTTATTTTGAATAAGTCTTATTAGTGGCAAATAATACATTCTAACCACTATAGACCAGTCCATTGGAGCCCCAGTAAAAACTCGGGTTTTACCAATACTTGCTTTCTTAAAAGTGACAGGTTCATCTTTAAGATGAGCGCAAAAAACTGGATGGTACCTAATACCTCGAGCGTAACTCTCCAGAATTTTATTAACCCTACCCTTAATTTCAGACGTGAGAATAAAATTATCAGTTCCATCATCTAGAGGCTGCAGAAATCTCAACTTCTTACACTTCCAGGGATTTCCAGCGGATGTGGATACCTTCATTCTATCCACATAAGCAACTCCAGGGCATCCATTTATTGCTGTATGCAAATCATATGGATGTAAATCATACAATTCCTTACCATCAAGAGCTTCGAAAATATCTATATAAAAAGAATCTGATATTTCACGCAAAATATCACTGTCATAATTGAAAATAGGGTCTACCATATCCAAAGCAGCTATTCGAAAAGGCACATAACCCGACATGAGTGGAGCGGTATACTTTTTCTCGTAACCAAATGGTACTAAGGCATCATGGATTGGAGTATTTCCCACCATAGTCTTCGGCTTTTGCCTGAATCCTAAAAATGATCCATACACCTTGACCACGCCTTCTTCAACATAGTTAAACACACTTTTCTCATGTAAGGAGCCTAAACTCATGGATTGTGATTCAGCACTCAACTCGGGATTCCCCTCTTGGAAATCTGTCGCGTCAAGCATATCTAATACACGCCGCTGGGTTAATGTTGTGGTTGCTGCTATCTCGCCCTCACCACCAACATGGATACCCAAAATAACATAACCCATAGGGGTTTGTGCGATCAATGGCATCCCACAAAAACCAGCTTGTGTTGGAGTATGTACATGGACACTATATGCCCGTACCCGAAAATCATCGCCTTTAAACACAATACTTTGAGTATTATACACATCATGCTCCTCAACGGAACCATCGGGCATACGTCGCAAATAGAATCCATTCTGCCTTGTTATATCACTATCTGTAAACAATCCAGTAACATCGGGTCCAGGATTAACTTGTCTTAAAGTCAACACTGCTAAATCTTCATCAGGATAACGTTTCACACAAGTCTCGCTTATCCTCAACTTAATGTTTGGGGTTACACCATAACCCACTGATGAAATCAACTCTATCTCCTGGTGGGCCTCAAACTTCGCCCAACTGTGATTATTCATCACAAATTTATTACCCTTCAAATTAAGTATGCGGAAAACACTCCGCTTCCTCACTCGTGTATCATCAATCTTCATACAATGTATTGATCTAGATAATTTCTTAATCAACTGTTCTCGAGTAAGACTTTTTGAAGAGGTTATCATTGGAGTTAGATTGAATTCAGATAACTCAATATTAGAGTTATACCAAACATTCTCCCGTTCAAAAGACTTTGGAGTAGGTGGAGATCGATTCTCATCACCTATAATATCCACAGTGGATTGACATGCCACCTCAGTGCCAGACACAAATAACCAATCAATGACTTTTCTAGATGCACACCAAGCAACAATCATTGCTCCAAAGGCTCCTGATATCCTGACCAACTCATTATAACGTCCAAACGTTTTCTGATATCGTCGTCCAAGATCAGCGAACTTCCTTCTCATCACAATCTCTGCCATTCGAGGTACCAAGGGTGCTAGTAGATTCAACACAGCGCTAGCAAAACCACCTAAATACCAAATACACATGAAATCCCATAAATATATGAAACATCTAAATGCAAATGCAAAAAACAAATTATACAATATATATGAAATACACACACGCATACATGTAGGCAATAAAGGGATTTTCTCCACACAACTTTGAGTTTTACCACATATACATCTAGTCTGGGGCATAAAGCAATCTTTACATAAAACTACGGCCCTCAAAGATTCAATAGAATCCTTAACCGTAGCTTGTTCCTCTTTAAAGGATATTGCTACTTCCGAATACCAGGCCAACAGATCATATATATTACTAAAATCATCAACCAAATCAAATGTAGCTAAACCACCTAGAGTCGCATTACCATACCGACACTGAACTTTCTGAACTTTAAAGAGCCAGTAATCAGGATACTCACCTTCCGGCAAAACTTTCGGGACTTTAGAAGCATCTAATTGATGATCTTCTGTCTCGTATTCAGGTTTTACCATGGGTGTAATTATATATGGAAATCGTCTCTGCGCCGCACTAGGGCAGGAGAAATACTGATGTGAATTCAAATGTTTCACATTCGTAGTTCCAATCACTAATTTAGCTTTCAGGGGTGTTCGACCTTTCTGTTCTAATGCAGCTTGATCAGGCACAAATGGGACTGAATTAACAATCTGTAAGAATTCCATACAAGATTGATCTTCTCCCAAATTGGGATTTTTAAAAGCTATATCATCTAGCATAACACACCAACAAGACGACACAAAACCATCCCAATATTTAGCAACAGGATTTCTAGTGTAACAAAAGGATCGATCACTAGGCAAATCAAAGGTTTGTGCAAAATGGTAAAAGAGAATATCCTTTAGAGTGGACTTACCAACACCACTCTCACCATGCAAAAGTACAGAAAATGGAGCATCTCGATGTTCTCGAGAAGCTCGCAACGTGTTCAGCTCAAACCTCATAAGGTGTAACTCATTCAACACTTCTTTAAGCTTGTTCCGTTCAATCTTATTCACACAAGTATTGAATTTTATAACAACTTCTAACTTCTCAATTACATCATCCAAATCAGCACGAAACTCAGGTTCCGTAAAACCATGAGCCTCGGGATTTGTCAATAACTTAGATCGAAGTCTTATCAAACTAATCTTATCAAAGAGTAAAGAGTATTCCTCAGAGGAGTGGTACAAAGATGTAGCACGTCCAGTAATCATAAACTGATATCCACGCTCAGCTAAAAAATGTAAATTCTTTAGCAAAACAAAGATAAAATCAGTCTTACCTTTCTTCTGTAACTTTTTCTTCATCAATTCTCTCTCCAAAACTGAGTATCCTGAGTACTTCATAGGTACACCAAGATTCTCAAAGAAAGAGAATGCTACACCAAAATTAACAATCTCTTTTAAGGCTGTAGCTGCCTTTGACTCCTTAATATCATTAAAATGATTAAGGAGGAAACCGAAAGAATCTAAACCATCCTTAAATGATTGTTCCTTCGTGAAGTCAATTTTCTCAAAGAGAAAATTGGCCTGTTCGACTATAGAACTAGTCAAACTGTGTTTGGTCCGTGATTTTATAAATCGCATCAAAGCACATGACATATTTACCTTAACATAGGTAGAATGATATGACACGTAAAGATCTTGCATCAACAAGATTAATGATTCGACCAAATCAACGGTCCACTCTTTGGTTTCTTTATCACCAGGGATAGAGTCCAAAGTCGACTGAAGAAATGAAATAGGCTTCACAGCCTCTTCCACCTCATTATGGTGTCGATCTTCACAAAAAGTTGCAAAGGAAACACCATGATCACTATCAGACCACGCACGTAAATCGTCGAGTTTTCTACGCACCTCGATGGCCTCACGAGTGGAGTCATCAGAAGAATCATCCTTAGATTCTTCGTCTTCCTCCAAAACATCAGTTTTACTCTGTAAAACACACTGACGTTTAGGAGTTCGAATGATAACTGACAACTCAGCATAATCTCGAATCCCATACATTTCAAGCAAATTGACGGATCGAGGAATCAATTCACCTTCATAAAACACATCGTAAGAAAATGGAACAATACCATTTTCTCGGAAAAAATAACAATCCAGAATTTCATAAATCTGGAGAGTGTCATGAACAGTTACACTTAATTGGCGTTCGAGTAAAAAGAGTTGCGGTAAACGCAAAGTCACAATTTTATCGAAGTTCATTTAGTTGTATCTGGGTGTTTGGGAAGTATTATTTCTCCCATTCTAGGGATATCCACTTCACAATAGTGGAATTGGCATCCTGACTTTCACATGATGCAGTGAGTAGATTCATATAGGTCATGAGTCTTAATAATATTAACCCAATAGAACGTCAAATCTGAGAGGTTCTAAATTTTGCCAGTGAGTACCAAGTGATTATGGTAATATAGCTCAATGCATTAATATTAATATATAAATCTAAAGTGTAATGTCCAAAGAAAAAGAAAAGAAATTTTTATAGGTTATTGGGACTTATTTAAATTTTTATTTTGTTTTAATACCATGGATGTTTTTACACAATACACATAACATACAAATCGTCTGATAGACGCTGCAAAAGCTAAAAGCTTCTGCAGTGGGGACTTGTCGCAGTCCCAAAGAAGAAGTAATCTTCGAGCGCGCTCATGTACTTTGCTGTAGAGCGTTGCCTAACCATTAAATTGGTTTTACCAGAGCTGCAAGAAATAAAAAGACGCAGTTGGGTTTTAGGAAAGTTTACTTCATTAGATGATCAAATTTACGAGCAATAGCTACTAGCTTGTTCATGTAATAACTACTAGCTTGCTCACATAAATGCCGGACTTACGAAAAATCCGCACATCTTCCATCGGAAAGTGATAGCAAATATAATAGCACGTACACGACGTCAAATATAATAACACGTACACGTAAATCGGAACTTTCGTAATTCCATAAACACACGGGGACACATAGTGTCC